CGGCCACCAGGGAGGCGTTGACCGCCTGGGTGATCGCCCCATCGCGCACCACCAGCCGGTAGATGGTCGCCGCGGCCAGGTCGGCCACCGGGTTGATGGTGACCACGTTCGAGGCCAGGGTGACGACCGCCGGGACGCGGACGCCGCTGGAGGCCACCTCGAGGCGGAAGCCGGAGCCATCGGCAGCACCCAGGGCCAGCTGGGTGAGGGCCGCCGTGCCGTCGGAGGTGTAGGTGACGGTCTGGTTGGCAGTGGTCACGATCGCCGTGCCGTTGTCCACAGGCACCACCGCATACCGGCGGGTGCCGCTGGAGGGGGCAGTGGCAAGGATCACGGACTGGATGGCACCGCTGGCAAATGGAGCACCGCCGGCATTGAAGCGGCCAAACACGGCCCGACCACGGCTCATGCCGTCGAAGGTCACGTTGATCAGGTCCTCAGCCGCCTGGGGCTCCTTGTAGTTGCGCAGGCAGCAGTTGAACCCCGCGTAGTCGTAGACGTAGTCGCCGGTGGGGCCATTGGCGCGACCCAGCTCCTTGAGCATCTCCACGAACACCTCTGAGTCGGTGTCGTAGCGCGATTTCTCAACGAGAGCGAACTCCTCGCTGTAGTCGCCGCGAAACTCAGGGCAGCCGGCGGTGGCCGCCTGAACGATCGACTTGGAGAAGAAGGTGTCGAAGCTGGCGCTGACCCTGGATCCGGTTGTCACGCTGTCGCTCCAGCCCTCATCACCGATGAGGCGAAAATCCTTCTCGTTGTTGTCGACCGAAAAAGAAACTTGTTTGACGGTCTGCAGCTCCCGTGCCCAGTCCCCGGCATCGAATGTGGGCCGGGTGATGAAGCCGGAGCTGTCCCGGGTGGGGAAGTAGCGGCAGGGGGCCCGCAGGGGAGTCATCAGCAGGATGCTGCGGTGCGCCTTGATGAAGCCTTGCCCAATCGCGAAGTCGGCCATGTCGTTGTCCTGGGAATGTCGGGGGTCGGGAGGGGATGAACAGAGGCGGCTGCTGGATCAACCGGAAGGGGCCAGCGAGGCGATCAGGACCGGATCGGGCAGCTCGATGATGAGCCGCTCGTAGCTGTCATCAGTCTGGGGCTGATGACGTTGCTGGGCCGTCGGCCAGGCGCGAAACGCCAGCAGCCGCACAGCCTCCAGATCGCTGCTGGTGTCGAACTGGGTGAAGGTGAGGGTCCAGGTGCGCATGGCCGCCATCACCGGGGTGGGGCGGCCGAGGAGCTCGCGCTCCGGCGCATTGGTGAGCACCGCCTCGATGCCAGTGGCCGTCCAGCTGGGCCGCACCTGGCCCTTGCCCACCGTCCAGAAGGCCTGGATCGGTGGGCCGCTGGGCCGTTTGTAGAGGCCGAGGAGGGGGCCGAACAGCTCGCGCAGGTCGTCGGCCACCTGGCGGACGGTGGCGCCGAGCTCCACCTGGCAACGTGCCTGGCTCACGATGCACCTCCAGCCGGCGGCACGGCCGGGGCCGGGGCCCCGCCGCCGTTGTTGCCGCCGAGGCCCCGGCGCTTGGCGGACAGGGTGAAGTGCAGCTTGAAGGTGCTCTGCAGCCGCTGGCGGTCCTTGAGCAGCTCACGGGTCCATGGGCGGGCCGGCATGGTGCGGGGGTTGCCCTCAGCGTCGGTGGCCTTGAACACCGCGCCGTCATGCGCCGCCGGGGCATAGGGGGCCGACCAGCGGTATTTGGTGACCATCACCCCAGGGCGGGGATCGATCGCCATCGTTTGCGAAGCCCGCAGGTCGCCGGTGTCGACGATGTCCCGCGGGTTTTCCCCACGTGGCCAGTTCCACTTCGGATCAGTGATGTGCCGGGTCAGCTCAGAGTCCACGTGGGCGCTGAAACGCCCCCAGGCCTCGCTCACCACCTCGCGCAGCAGCTGTTCATTCATCGCCGCGGCCTCCGGTGACCCGGAAGGTGCCGTTGATCTGCTGGCGCAGCAGCGGCATGGCACCCACGGGAGCCCCCAGGTCCTCCTGCAGCTCAAAGCGGCCCCGGCGGCCATTGATCACCGCCACGGCCTTGCTGCCCCCCACGATGCGTGGATCGAGGGTGGCGGGGCTCAGCAGCCGGCCGGTGCAGGGAAAGGTGGATTCGTCCACACCCACCTGCTTCTCCCAGCGGGAGCGATTGATCCGCAGGGCCGCCAGGTAGTTGATCACCTCCGTGGCCGCCACCTGGTTGCCGGTGTCGGCATCCACCGTCAGCACCGCACCAGCCACCTCAAACGCCAGGGTGGCGTTGGCGAGGTTGCCGTAGGCAGAGGCTGGCTGGGGGGTGGTGGTCATCAGAGGGCGTTTTCGTTGAGCTTGTGGTCGCCGCACCAGTCGTTCACGAACACCACCGGGTAGCCGGTCATGGTCGGGGCGTGACGCCGGCAGCGGCCGATGTTGATTGCCACTCCGGGCTCAGCTGTTCGTTTCGGGGCAAACCACATGCAGGTCTTGCAGCGCATTCCCTCGGAGCGGTTGGCCCAGGGATCTGCAGAGATGGGGGCGTTTGTGTTCATCAGATGGCAAAGCCGCAGGTGAGCGGTAGACCGGACTGCAGCTCGGCAAACTGCTGCCCGTAGTAGGTGGCCTCCAGGCCACTGCCGGCGGAGGAAGCGGCCTGGCCCACCTGGGCCCCCACTTCACGCACCCGGCAGGCGATGAGGTGGGCAGCGAACAGGCCAACACCATCGCTGTGAAGGATGTCCCACACGGTTTCGTCGCAGCGGCGGCCGGCGGTGGCCAGCGCCTGCTCCAGCTGGGCATGGGTGTGCACAGCCAGTTCGGGGAACCGATCGAGGAACTCAGCAAGGGTGGGGACTGCCATCGTGCTCAGGGCTTGCCGTCGTTGATTTCTTTGATCCGTGCGGCAATGCGCTCCCGCAGCTGCTGGCGGTCTTCCTTGCGCAGCCACTGCTCCAGCTGCTCGGTGTTTCGGCAGCCGTAGACCAGGCGGATCGCCACCGGCACCGGAACGGCGCCGAGGGTCAGCTCACCGTCGGCGTTGGTGGCGCCATCGGTGAGCTCGATCTCCTGGATCAGACCGCGCCCCATGAACACCTGGGTGTCGGGCCGTTCCGCGGCCTGCTCCCACAGGCTGCGATCGATCGGGCCATTGAGGCCCGGGTTGATGCGCAGCGTGGTGGGATTGCTCAGCGGGCCAAACACCCAAGCCAGGGAGCCTCCACGGCAGGACTGCAGGCAGGCCTCGTTCAGCTCGGGAGTGAAGACCAACGCCAGGGAACCGGTGATGGCCTTCTGGGGTGCGGGTTCGGATGCCAGGGAGCCTGTGATGGGCTCTTGGGGTGCGGGTTCGGTGGCGGGCTTGGTGGCGGGCTTGGTGGAGTAGGTCGTCGTCATAGGGAGCGGATGGGGAAAGGGTGCGCAGAGGGATGAAACCGATCAGCCGTGATCAGCCGCCGTCCTCGATGTAGAGGAAGGCGAGGGGAAATTCAGGGATGAAGCCGCCGAGCTTGCTCATCGAGGGAACGATGAACTTGAGGTTTTTTGGCTGGGGAGGGAGGAAGGTGAGGGGCAGGGGAATGTGGAACTTCCCCTTGGTCGGATCCTTCCGGTAGAAGAGCATCCGGCGGGCGCTGAGGTTGCCGCCACTGTTGGCCGGGTCGAGCTCGTTAATCGGCTCCACGCTGGTGATGCCGGGGTTCTGCCTCAGGAACAGCTCCAGCACTGATGTGTTGTCGGTGGAGCTGCGGCAGGTGGTGGAGACAATCCGGTGATCCGATTCGCCCATCAACACCGTGTTGGGGTTCTCGATCTGCTTGGAATTGAGCCGCATCTGCGTGACCCCGTAGTTGAGCAGATCGAGCATCTGCTGGGGCGTGGTGTTGGGGTCGTTGAACCAGGCATCAGAGGAGTTACCGGTCACCACCACACGGTCGATGGCGGGGTGGTTGAGCATGCCGCGCAGGCCGGTGCCGGCCCGGCCGAACAGGCAGGTGATGTTGTTGCGGCGCTCGTAGGCGTCGCGCACCGCATCGGCCCGCTCGCTGGTGAGGGCCACGCCGG